GGGTTGTGGCCTCGCCTCTCTGCTCGCGTCGCGTGTCTCGCGTCCCGGTTGCGCTCTGCCCGCCTTGCTCGCCCCGGTTGTGTCGCCTCGGTCGGTTGTCCTCGCCCCGTCTCTGCGCGTCTGGGTTGTGTCCTCCCCTCGGGTTGTGGCCGCGCCGCCGCCTCGCGGCCGGGTTGTGCCGCCTCCGGGGCGCGTCGGCTTCGATACCCCCCATGACTATGGGTGCGGCCTAGACTGTGAAGGGGACCCGTTTCGCCGCGCGTCGTATCGACAATGTAGTACCCCAGTGCCCCTCCGATTCCACGTTACCACACTACCTTGACACCCGCCCACGCGTATGATATGCTACCTAGTCAACTCGCACAAAGGAAGGCGCAGTATTATGGACGAAGAATTAGCATTGAAAGTCGAGGTCATCGCATCAACGTGCCACGAAGCGAATCGGGCATATTGCAAGACCATCGGCGATTTCTCGCAGCCCCTCTGGAAAGACGCCCCCGAATGGCAGAAAACGTCGGCTCGTCAAGGCGTCGTATTCCACATGAAACACCCCGACGCAGACGCTTCGGCCTCGCACCAAAGCTGGTATGACGCAAAGGCCGCTGATGGCTGGTCTTATGGTCCCGTCAAGGACCCAGACAACAAGCGTCACCCCTGCTTCGTTCCCTTCAAGGAATTGCCCATCGAGCAGCAGGTCAAGGACCACATCTTCCGGTCGGTCGTCCACGGAATGCTCAGCTGCATGGCCCAATGACCCACAATTCCGAGGCCAGTCCGCTCAAGATCACGTTGGAATTGCAAGAGGTGTGGCGCGCTTTCGATGCCTTGCCGAAGATCATTCGTGACGAGATTGCACACGCTGCTTTCGAATATGACACGATAGCAATTCTCGCGGACTATCGTGCTCACAAGGCGGACTGGCTCCGGGATATATCGGACTATGAATACCTGCAGATCATGAAGGACAATTTCCGGCGTGATCTGTATGCGCACTCAATGACGAGGACGGAAAATGGAACATATCGCCTTGCTAAGCGTAAGGTTAGCAAACTTCATGGCCGACAGGAATCAGAGCGAAAGGACTTTCAAACCTACCAACCGCGACACCCTCGATGATATCGCCAAGTTCAACACCACAGCGAAAATGCTGGAGGACCAAGGCAAGATCACCATCTTCAAACAGCCCGACGCGTGGCGTCTGGTCAAAAAGGTAGTACCGATCATGGAAACTGCAACCCCCTCCCTCGACAAGTCCGACGCAAGCGCCGCTCAGGTCGCCAAGACCCCGTGGCGCGTAAGCCTGGAAGCGATGAAGCGTCAGGTCGAGAGCGTCGAATACCTGCACCCGCAGACTATCCCCCACATGACCATTGCGGTCGTGCTTCTGAAAAACGGCTATGCTCTGCAGGGAATGTCCGCCCCTGCCGACCCGGAAAACTACAACGAAGAGCGCGGCCGGGAATTTGCCTACGAGGATGCCCTGCGGAAGATGTGGCCGTTGGAGGCGTACGTAATGCGTGACGTCCTTTCGGAGCGCATCGAACTCGTTGGAGAAGAACAGGCGGCGGAACGCTGGGGTAGTTGACACCCCCACGCGTACGTGCTATACTTCTCACGCATGCAACCAAGGAGACTCCAATGAACGACAAGACAACCAACGAGGCCAAGCCGACCGGTTCCCCGGTAACGACGGCCACCCCCGGCAACGAAGTGAAGGGTTCGCCCGTCACCGCCGCATCGAGCGACAAGTCCAACAACGCTCCGAACAACGCGGCTCCGGGTCCGCAGTCCACCAAGACCCTGACTCCGAGCGGCACTGCCGTCAAGACGCCGGAAGGCGACGAAAAGCCGAAGAACGAAGTGTCGGACAACACTACCGAGGACCCGGCTCCGGAAATTTCCCGCGAAGAAGAAGCCAAGCTGGAATCGATTCTGGATGGCGAGGCCGAAGATGACGGTCGCATGAATGCCGACGGATCGGTGAAGATCGGCGACGACGACCCGGACTATATGAAGGCCGGCAAGACTGCGTGGAACAAGATCGTCCGCATCACGTCGATCGTTCCCAAGGACACCCCCGATGAACACGTCGTTTGGGGTGCTGGCGGCGTTGTTCTCACGCTCGGCGACTTGCGCGCCCTCGTGAAACGCGGCTGATACGTTCCAGTACTACTTGACTTCGGGCCGGTGGCGTGGTACACTTCCACTCACCGGCCTCTTCGTATGCGGAAAATCATGAACGCTCAATTGCCCCGTGACCTCATTCCCCTGCCCACCATGCCTTACGACACCCGGCCTGACTACCTGCCGCTGGATATCGAGGAATGCAGGACTGCGATCTGGCGCGGCAATGGCAACGTCACAACCGCTGCCGACATTCTCAAGGTCACCTCCGCAAGGCTTCGCGCATTTGTCCGGAAGTCCCCCTACCTTTCGGCGCAGCTTGAAGAAGCCAAAGAGCAACTCAAGGATATCGCGGAGGACAACGTCTACGAAGCCCTGACCGACAACGAGGATAAGGGCCGAAAAGACGCCATGACCCGCTTCGTCCTGCAGGGTATCGGCAAGGACCGGGGATGGGGTTCCGGCGGCACCAAGGTGCAGGTGAACAATTCCCAAGGTGGCACGGTCATCGTGGGCTGGCAAGATGGCACAGTATTCCAGCCCCAAGAGCGAGTGATCGACCATGAGTGAGGCTCCGAGGTACGCAGAAGAGAATACCGTCGACGAGCCGAAGAAAGTCGTAATCCCTTATCGGCCCCGGAAACACTTCATCGCGCTCCACACTTCGACGAAGCGCTGGAAATTTGTTGTCGCCCATCGTCGAGCCGGGAAATCGGTCGCCGCGATCAACGAAATGATCAAGAAGGCGCTTGAGAATACCCGCCAAGACCCACCACCGAGGTATGCTTATGTCGGACCATCCTTCGACCAGACCAAGGACCTCATTTGGGGTTACCTCAAGCACTTTGCCGGTGCGATACCGGGTGTGGAGTTTCGTGAGGGTGACCTCATGTGTATTCTTCCTAATGGCGCTACTATTCGGCTCTATGGCGGTGCAGCTGCTTATGAGCGTATGCGTGGCCTCTATTTTGACGGCATCATGCTGGATGAGTTCACGCTCCTTAATCCTGCCGTTTTCTCTACTGTCGTTCGACCTTGTCTTGCTGACTATCGTGGCTGGGCAATCATTTCCGGTACTTCTAACGGTGATGACCATTTTGCTGAGCTTAGGAACAAGAACATCAACAATCCCGCTTGGGACATCTTCAGCATCCCGGTAACGGAAACCGACGCGCTTCACCCCGACGAAGTCATCGAAATGACTGCCGATATGTCGCCGGAGGAGTACGCACGAGAAATGCTGTGCTCTTTCGACGCGCCGGTTGAAGGAAGCTATTACGGCGATATCCTCAACGAAATGGAGGGGCTTGGAACCACCACGGCAATGCCGTACGGGACCAATCGCGTCCCGCAGATCACGGTCGTTCCGTACCAGCCCCAATTACCCGTCCACACGATGTGGGACCTTGGCATCGACGATGCGACGGCGGTCTGGTTCTTCCAGATCGTGGGTCAGGCTCTCCACTTCATCCGATACAAGGAATACGTCGGCAAGGGCCTCCCCGATATCTGGGCAGACATCCTGTCGATGAAGTACGCCGTTATGGGTGATCTAATCACGCCGCACGACGTTAAAGCCCGCGAATTGGGCACAGGGAAGTCGCGCTTTGAGGTGTTCACTACCCTCACTGGTGACGTACCACAGGTAGCGCCTCTACACCGTGTCGAGGATGGAATCGAGGCCGTGCGCGGCTTGCTTCGCATCTCTTATTTTGACAAGGATGAGTGTGCCGCTGGCCTTTCGGCGATGAAGAACTATCACCGTAGCAAGGCTGGTAAGCCGGTTCACAACTGGGCCTCCCACGGAGCGGACTCTTACCGCACCGGAGCAATGGGCCTCCACCTCATTTCTAGTTACGGCAATGTCCGTGGTAGAAACGTTTTGTCGATGCGACGCGGCTTGCGCCGTAGACTCTAAGGGATCACACAATGGAATCCATCTTCTCCAATCTGCCATCCGAGAAGTCGGACATGAGCGCAGACGAATATGCGGAAATCGACAACTACGAAGCCCGCATCAAGGCTTTGATCAGCGATGCCGCTGACTTCAACGACTCGGACCTGTCCCCGGAGCGTGAAGAGAACCTCAAGATGTATTACGGGCTGCTCCCGGCATTGTCCCGTGACCCCGATGAGGCTATCAACGGCCAGTACGACAGTTACGACGATACTGCCGAGTTCCGTGATGAGGCCAACCGGGCCACTGTGGTTTCGACGGACGTTCGCGATACCGTCATGGCAATCATGCCCTCCTTGATCCGCATCTTCACGTCGTCGGAGAACATCGCCGACTTCGTGGCGACCTCTGCTGAGGCCGAAGAAATGACGGAACAGGCCACCCACGATGTCCTCTACACCTTCTGGGAAGAGAATCCCGGCTTCTTGATCATCCACACCCTGCTCAAGGATGCTCTGACCGAGAAAATCGGCGTCGTGCGTTGGCAGACCCACGACAACAAAAAGTACACGGAAAAGGAATTCCTCAAGATTCGCGAAGAGCAGGTCGCGATGATTCTGGAAGAGGCCAATGATATCGGCAACCAGAATGCCGAGGTCAAGGAAATGGGCAAGCCGGATGCGGATGGCTTCATCGACCGCGTCGTGATCGGCTTCACCAAGTCTGTACCTTCCCGAGAGGTCGTTACGGTTCCCCCGGAAAACTTCCGCATTTCCCGCCGCGCTCGCACCATCCACACGGCACCTCTCGTCGGGGTAGCCGAGTTGGTGTCGGCTTCGGACGTCGTCGAACTGGGGTATCCGAAGGAGTTGGTCCATCAGTACACGGGCAACTACGATCATTACAGCCCCGAGCGCAGCATCCGCAACCCCTCCATCGACTTTTCGATCATCGACGATCAACTCGTTGAGTTCGGGGACTATTTTATCCGCATCGACAAGGACGGAGACGGCATCGACGAGCTTCGCCGCATCCGCACGATCGGCTCGAACTGGGATATCCTCGAAGACGAAATCGTTGACGACATCAACCTCGCTGTGTTCTGCGGTGACCCGCGCCCCCATACAGTCATCGGGGACGCGCTGGCCGACCTCATCAAGGACATTCAGGAGATCAATACCGCGTTGATGCGAGGCGCACTGGACAGCCTTTCGGGGTCCATGTTCCCAGACATCGCCGTCAACGAAAACATGGCGAGCATGAACGACATTCTCGCTCCCGGCGTCGGTCGTGTCCTTCGCATGAAGGGCGATCCTTCCGGCATCATCAAGGAAATCCGCCCAAGCTTCATCGGTCGCGACGTCTTTGAAATGATCGACCGCATGAACATGACGCGCCAGAGCCGTACCGGTATCTCCGAAGCGTCGAAGGGTGTTGACCCGAAAGCCCTGCAGTCGACCAACCTCATGGGTATCGAGGCCATCGTCACGGGTGCTCAGGAACGCATCGAACTGATTGCTCGCATTCTTGCTGAGACGGGCTTCAAGGACCTCATGCGCGGCTTGCTCCGCGAAATCGTCCGCGCCCCGAACCGTAAGCGCAGCCTCAAGCGAGAGAAGAAGTGGGTCGAGTACGACCAGTCGATTTACGATCCGGACCTGATGGTGAAGGTCAACCCGAGCCTTGGTCGCGGTAACGACATTTCCAAGATGATGACGCTGCAGACCATCCAGCAGACGCAGATGATGATCATCGAGCAGATGGGCCTCAACAACCCATTCGTAACCCCGTCCCAGTATCTGAACACGATCAAGGACCAGTTGGCCCTTGTCAACATCCGCAATTCGTCCCGTTACTTCAACGAAATCACCGAAGAAGTTATGGCTCAGATCAGCGGACCGAAGGAGCCTACCCCGGAGGAGAAGATCGCCACCGCCGAGGTCGAACGCGTCAAGGCAACTACCGCTATCGCCATCGACAAGCATCGCGTCGATCGGGAGAAGATGGCGGCGGACGACGATTTCAGGCGCGACAAGCTTGGCCTCGACACCCTCGTGAAGCTCGTCACTTCCATGGCCGAGTATCCCTTGGGGGCCGAACTGATCGACGATGCCTCTGCAGTCATCGATGAAAGGAACCAGCCTTGAAGAAATTCGAAGACCTGAGCGCGATGGAAAAGGAAGAGTTGATTGCGGATGCTCAGGCCGCACTCAACTCGTCAGCCGTTAAGTTTGTGTTCCAACAATACCGTGAGGAGTGCATTCAGGAACTACTGAATGCCGAGGTAGGGGGATTGACAGCGGCCACGGCGCATGCTAGTATGAAGGTGCTAGCGGGGGTGGAAGCGAGGCTTCAATCCATCGTCAATGAGAAGCTCGTAGCAGCGCGAAGAAGGATCAAGTAATGTCTGACAGCCTCGAACAAGCCGCAATGGCCTTCGATAGCGCACTCGGCAACACTGCCCCGAGTGAAAAGGCTCCGGCGTCGTCCGGCCAGCCGACTGAAATGTTGTTCAACAACCTCGGTGACCTCGAAGTTGACGAAGAAAGCCCTGCCAAGGGTGGCGGCGACGACATTCCGAATCCAAAGGTCCGCACCAAGGCCGTTGAGGTCGAGGATGATGAGGATGACGAGCCAGAAACTCTGTTCAAGCAGGTCGCGGACGACGATCAGGACGGCGAAGATGCTGATCCCGATGCCGACGAAGACGCTGACGGCGAGGACAAGAAGGACGACGAGGAAGAAGAGGAAGACGATAGCGACGTTTACGAAGTCACTGTCGACGGCGAACGGGTCGAAGTCAGTCTGCGCGAAGCGCTTGACGGCTATATCCGTGGCGAAACCTTCCATCGCCGCCTGAGCAAGCTGAACGAGATGCAGGGCGTCCTCAAGACCGAGGCCGTCGAAGTCATCAATCAGCGCCAGAAATACACCAACTTGATCGAGCAGATGGAAGCCCACCTCGACAAGCTGATCCCACCGGAGCCGGATTGGGACAAGGAATACGAAGCGGACCCCAAGGCCGCTCGCGCACTTGAGCAGAAGTACGCTGAAATCAAGCGTACCCGCGCTGCTCTGGAGTCCGAGAAGCAGAAGGTTACGCAGGAGCAGAAAGAGCAAGACGAGAAAGCTCTCAAGGAATTTATCGCCGAGAACAACGTGAAAATTCTCCAGAACAACCCGACGTGGAAAGACACGAAGGTTATGGAGCGCGACTTGTCCTCGATGATGAAAACTGGCCTCAAGGCCGGTTTCAGCAAGGAAGAGGTCCTAGAGGTCTACGACCATCGAATGATCACTGTCCTTCTCAAGGCCGCGAAATACGACAGACTTCAGGACAACAAGCCGAAGCCTGTCCGTCGCGGTGGCAAGCCTATCAAGCCCGGAGCGGGAAGCAAGAGCACCGCACCCAAGGTAAGTACGGCAATGAACAGCCTTTCCCGCACGGGATCGGTAGATGACGCGGCTGGCGTCATGCTTTCGTTGATCAACCAGAAAACCAGAAGGAAATAACCGTGGCCAAGGTTTCACAGGCTTACACCACCTACAACGCGCAGGGCAACCGGGAAGACCTGTCCAACGCGATCTACAACATCGACCCGTTCGATACCCCTGTCATGTCGGCTGCTCGCCGCCGTAACGCCAAGGCTCGCCAGTTCGACTGGCAGACCGAGAACCTGCCGACTGTCGATGCCAACAACGCACAGGTTGAAGGCTTTGAACTGGAACGCACCGCTTCGCAGCCGACCATCCGTCTGTCGAACGTGACCCAGATTTCGAAGCGCGACGCCACCGTTTCTGGCTCGCAGGAAGCCTCGGAAGCCGCCGGCAAGGGTTCGGAAATGGCCCACCAGATGGCGCTCAAGTCCAAGGTCCTCAAGTCGGACATGGAAGTCATCATGTGCAGCCGTCAGGCTCGCAACGATGGCGACGATGCCACCGCCCGCAAGACCGAATCGATCCTGCACTTCATTGCTCGTGGCCGCGATCGCAACAACGTGCAGGGCAACGCCGTCGTCGGCGTCAAGACCGGTCTTCCTCTGACCGCCACCGGCGCTTTTGCTGCTCCCATCGTCGGTGACCAGTTGGCGTTCTCCGAAGTGATGGTCGGCGATGCCATGCAGGCCGCTTTCGACAACGGCGCTTCGCCGTCCCTTTTGATCGTTCCGACCGCCATCAAGCGTACGGTTTCGACCTTCAAGGGCCGTGATTCGACTCAGGTTCAGGTCGGTCGTACCGAAGTTGTTGCTACCGTCGACATCATCGCGACGGACTTCGGCCGCATCAAGGTCATCCCTTCGCGTTGGCTCCCGGCTGATGCCGCTCTTCTCGTCGATCCGGCCTATCTGGCTGTTGCCTTCTTCCGCAACTTCCGTCAGATTCCGCTCGCCAAGATCGGTGACGCCGAAACCCGCATGATCCTGGCGGAATGGGGCGTCGAAATGCGCAACCCTATGGCGCACATCATGTTCAACGGCGTCAAGCAGGGTGCCGTAATCGGCGCCTAAGGACCTCCTCCCGAGGGCACGACGAGGGGTCGGGGAAATATTTTCTCGGCCCCTCACGTTTAAAAAGGGGATCAAAATGCCGAC